CAGGGTAGATACAGCCATTGGGTGGCCTCCTCATGGAAGTGGGTTACTAGGCACTCATTGCCTTCTCTCCAGCCTCGATCAGCTTTTGAGCGTCCGCCATGCGGCCGTTGGTGATGAGCTTGTGCACGTCAGCCTGGAAGGTGTTCTGGTTGAAGACCGGGCCGGCATCTTGTGCGCCACCCGTTCTTACGACCGCGTCAGGTGCGACTCGATCGGGTACTGCCAGTTCTCCCTGGGACGGCTTGCGTACTGCCTGCCCCTTCACTACCTCTGCCTTAAAGCGAGTAAGCACACTCGCTACGAACTTTGTACTATACATGATTGGGTTACGCAACGCAAGCACTTCCTCCTCAGATTGCTTCTCTGCCCACGCCAGGATACGCGGATCCCCGAACAACTCGTCCGGGTTCTGCCCTTCGAGAGCCTTTGTCAGCGCGGTCCTGTGCTCATTGACCTTGGCGTCCTGACCGAACTGAACGCGGGCATCTTCGAACTGCTTGAGGGTGGCCTTGAATGAATCGAGCTCGCGCAAGATCTTGGCGTTCTGGGCCTTAGCCACCTTCTCAGAGATCTTCGTGACGGTCTCGAACTCCTTCTCCTCGTCAGTGAGACCGTAGTCGGTAGGTCCCTCTGGCACCTTGGGCATCGCGGCCAGACTGGTTCTGAGCTCCTCATTTTCGCGCTCCAGCTGCTGGGCGCGCTTCTGCGCGGGGTTCAGCTCCTGCTCGTAGAAGCTAAGCGTACGCTTCATGTTCGCCAGCTGATGCTGGAGTTCTTCAAGCTCGCCCGGCTTGAGCTTCTGCTCCTCCACCCGGGGCGGGGGCAGGGCGAGGGCAGGATCCGGATCTGACGAGGGCGGCATACCCGGATTCTCCAGGCCCAAGGCCTCGAGATCCACCTCGCCAGCGTCGATCCTGCGCTGCTCTTCCTCAAGTGCCGCCAGGCTTTCGGCGTCCTTCTCAGCTCGTGTTTTTCCTCTGGCCATGTTTTCCTCCTTGTTTACCCTGTGATGAGTGTGCAAAAGTCCCGGACACCAGCGATCTGGCCCTGGACAAACCTGAAGTCGCCGGGGTCTTTCACGCCCTCCAGCGTCTCGTGATACTCCTCGATCAGAACATCCCTGTAGTCTGAAATTACCTCAGTGGATGACTGTAACAACATGCCGAACCGTTGCATTTTTTCTTCGCGTGTGCGGTTGCTCACTGGCTAGCTCCTGTGGGACCGGGGAGTCCTGCGCCGCCGACGTCTGCCGGGTTGGTCGCGGACCCAGGTGGGATTGAGGACGAGTAGCGCTCAGGGTGCTCGACAAGCGATTCAGCCTTGGGCGTACCTAGGGACTTAACGCCGAGGGGCAGGGGCGCCATGACAACCCCGCCAGGGGTTGCTTGGGGGGCTGACTGTGGGGGAATGGCCCCGGGCTGCCCGGGACGCCATGTAGGCCCACTGGGGGCGTTGGGTGCGGCCTGGCCAGGCTGCTGTTGAACCCCGGCGTCGGGGACATCTTGGCCGGAGCCGTCTGGGTTGACGTCCTTCTTCATGGCGGCGACGTCCGTAGCGGACTCGAACTGCCGGTGAGCGGTCAGAGTCTCCTCTCGCATGATGTTCAGGGCTGCAGCTGTAGCCGGTTTGCCATCCACCATCTGGAGCTCTTCCATGGCCGCTTCGAGTACCACAGGGTAGGCCGCGGAACCCTTGTCGGTTTCGGACAAGACCTTCAACTTCGCGTCGCGGAGCGGAATCTCGGGCTTCATCTGGGGCTGTTCCTGGGCCTTCGCATCTGCCTGGGCCTTCGCCTTCTTGGCGGCATCCGCATCGTTGAGGAAGATGTTCTCGCCAGTGAGGGAGAACGCGTCTTCGAAGATCTCGCCGATACGCTTGTCGTTGAAGCGAGCCTGCCAGTAGCTGTTGTTGCCCACGGCCTTCATCATCTCCAAGATGCTGTTGACCCGAGCCATCTTCGCCACGAGCCCTTGCAGCGCACTGGAAGAAACCACGTAGTCGGCGTCGATCTCATCGCTGAACTCGTAGGTCAAATAGAAGTCAGCCATCTTCTCCATGGCGGGGATGATGAAGTTCTGCTCGATGTTGCTGACCACGGTCTTGAACGGGTTGGTGGCGTTGTTCCACTGCAACTCGGCGCCCCCAAGTGTACGGTTGTGCGTACCGGTGGAGTTGTTACCCATGAGGAAATCCGGCACGCCAGTCTCCTCTTGAGCCCACGCGCGCGCGGCCCCCTGGCGCTCGAGACATTCCTTCAGGATGTTGGGTGGATAGAAGATGTCCACCGGCTTCTGGGTCCCGCCCACGGCATTGTTGACGGGCCACATCTTGCCGGGATGGGGCTTGCACATCTCGATACCGAGCTTCACGCGGCTCATGTCCACCACGGTCTGCGGCCTGGCGATGCTGGCCATCGTGTCATTCGCGGCGCGCTCGCACGCGGACCCAGCAGCCTGGGACGAGAACATCAGCTCGGGAACGCCAGAGCCCCAGATCGAGTGGATGTTCTTCCGGTATTGCGTGATGTAGAACGGCAGGCGATCCTGATGGAATTCGCTCACTGTGGCGCGGATCACCTGGCCATTGCAGACCATGATGTTCGCGGTGTGCATGGCGTTGGGGTCGTCCATGTTGATCTCGTCGGGGCTGACTCCATAGAGCTCAAGCTCCTTCGCGGTCTTGTGCATCCAGAAATCGTAAACCACATACCGATGTCGGTAGGTGTACATCTGGTTGTTGTTGTTCGCGATGATGAGGTCCGTCTCCCAGGGCTCCGGGGTCCAGTTGCCGTCAGGGGCGTGCTCCATGACGTAGTCAATGCGGTTCTTCATGAACCCACCGACGTCACGCATGCTGCTCAGCCACGCCTTGTTGGTGACTCTCCGGCGGCAGACATAGAGGCAGTCTGGCACACTGCGCGCACCGGGATCAGGATACACATCGAACATTGAAACGTGTTCCCACTCGGGGTAAATGTAGGCCTTCCTCTTCTTGCCCTTGCCGCGGTGTTTGTGCATCCGCTCCTTGGGGAACGGGCCGAAGAAGCACATGCCGCCGAAGGCCACGTCGTCGTAGATGCCCGCCAGCAGCTTGTCTCTGAGCTTCGATTCAGCAACGCCATCGCAGATCTTGGAGTTCAGGTTGCGGCACCGGCGTTGGGACTCGAGGAAGATCTGGTTCTTAAAGGTCGCGTAGTCAGCATCGATGCCCTGCTGCGCGTTCTGTTGCGCCAGGAACTCTGTGAATTCAGGCATGAACGGCTCAGGGCTGGTGTCAACCTCCCAGATGTCCTTGCCCTGTGGCAGCAGAACATCAGAGATGATCGCAAACGCGGTCTGAACCTTGGGGCTCGTCATGTTCACGAACGCGGATGACCAGCCATCCTGAAGCGTGGTTTCTGGGCCGTACATGCTGCGAAGGTTTCGGTAGGCGCGCATCCAGATGGTGTCCTGGTTGCGCCGCGCGAAACGTGCCGTAAGAAACAAATTAAGTAGCGTTCCGGCTGCTGAGCCAGGCTCAACGCCTTGCATGATCAGAGTTTCGTCCTTGGTGTCCGTCTCATTCGTAGCGGTGACGTCTGGTTCAGTAGCCATGCGCACTCCTAATAGCCAGTGATCGGATCAATGGGATTCCACGCATCGTCTACATCGTAGGTCTCGTCAATGAACCTCGCCCTCATGCCACGCAATCGCGCCAGGTGGAGTGATGTTACCATATAGCGCAATGCGTCGCAAAGATCATCCTTCTTCTTGATGATTTTGCCAGTCTTTTCGTCGTAGCGATACATCTTCAGCTCTGCCAGTAACTTAGGACAGCTCTCGCTGATGTAGATGCGACCCTCGTCGAAGCGCTGGTAAGTTCTGGCGATGCCAGACATAACGCTTCCGGCAGTGTTGTCCGCCAGCTGCACGCGACGCGACGCCTCCGGAATCTGGTCCCAGTCTGGACCATCGAACTCGAACTCATACATCCCGTAGAGCGTGGTTCCGTCATTCTTGTTGGTCTGCAGCGAGGCTGTGTCCATGACGATCATGTAGTCGCCCCACCGCTTGATGGCGGACGCGTGGGTTGCTGGCGGCTTGGCCTCCATGCAGTGCTCGTCGTAGATGTAGAGGATGTCCGTGTCGTCGTCGTAGGCGCCAACCAGTGCTGCGGTGGGGTGAGTCCAGCCTACGTCCATGGCGATCAGGCGACGGTAGTGATCGCGAATCTTGAACAGGCGCCCAGAGTAGTCGTCCGGCGGGAACGGGTAGATCTGGCCCCTGCCCACTGTCGGGATGCCCGTGCTCCGAGCCTGCAGCTCGGACGGGTTGTCCTTGTAGATTTCCAGCATGATGCGGATCGACTCCTCGCTGAGGTGCGGGGCGTCTTCTCGATTCCATCCGGCGTGGACCCTCTCCACGATTTCGTCGGACTGGTCCATGAGCCAGTTGTAGACCTCGGACATGCCCTTCAGGGCCGTGAAGCCAATGCACAGCTGCCCGCCAGTCTTGGCCGTTCTCGCAACAAGTTCCTTCAGAACCTCCATCGGCGGTTCCTCGTCGATGATTACCAGGTCAACAGTGGATCCCTGTAGGCGCTCTCGGCCCTGTTCGGCTGTCTTGAGGCAGATCTGGGCGGTTCCCAGGGGGTGCTTGACGAAGATCGTGTCCACGGCGCCAGGGACATTGGCACGCTTGGTGATCTTGATGATGTCCTCGGGCGGGATCATGCCCCCACGGGGGTCATCGGCATTGGGGCCAATGAGCTTGGTCTGAATGGAGTCTCGGACTTCCTCTGACGTCAATCCGACAACGAATATGACGGGAGCCCTGTCGGTAATCTTGATTCCGGTGTAGAACTCCGGGTAGATGCACCGAGCCGTCATGGACGCCTTGGCCGCAATGGTCATGCTCTTGCCGACCTGGTTCCCACACAGGGCCAGGACGATCTTCTTCTTGGAGTTCAGCCACTTCAGCTGCCAGTGGTAGGGTTGGAACTTCTCGAAGGCGCGGCTCGCCTCACGTCGTAGATGCTCTTTGAGAAGTGCGTCAATAGATGCCATGTATGTTCCCCTTTACATTCCGGGCACTTATAGTGTAGCATACCACTGGCTGCGCAGCCACAACAAAGGAGTTACCCATGAGCCAGTACTCGAACGCACAGACCCCCACCAAGCTCGAGCACGCTGCCGGTGACGGCGGCCCAAAGGACAGCGAAAGCTCCCACCCGACCGTCTTTGACGGAACCAGTGAGAAGGGCTTCGATGGCAAGCTCGGCGCCGTGACGGCAGGCCACAGCTCCAAGATTGGCAACACTGGCCACTCTGGTCCTGGCTCCACCAAGCATGGCTCCAAGGTCAACGAGTAAACCATGAAGAACCTGTCGATCACCGACCGTTACCCCGAGCCGGCTGGGCGATGCCCAGAGCAGCGCTCGAAGGCGACCGGAGGCGGCAAGTCCCCCCTGGATCCCATGGGCGCCCACGTCCCTGGCTACTCGGCCGATCCCTGCCAGACCCCCGGAAACTCCCTGGTTGAGGGCTGCGACTACGCGCCGCTCAGCCGCAATGCCCCGGATGGCCACCTGGCCGTCCCTACTCCCAAGGCCGTGAAGAACTGCAACGGCTAGTCTGGCCACCTGCAAACGTGGTGGCACAAAGCTAGGGGGCCAATCGCGGCCCCCTTTGCTTGTCACATGAACAGGATCCGATCCACTTTTGAGTCGCTGGGCATGTCTACGAGCTTCGGGCGCCTCATTTCTCCCCCAGGAGCTCGTCATACAACCCGAGGTAGCCAGCGGCATCTACAACGTTGTCGCGATTCTTCTTGTTTGCCTGTCGCGCCAGCTTGCCCAGAACCATGATCATGGCCAGCTCGTCGGCCGTGACGTCGATTCCAACTGCATCACACAGCTTGGCCCAGCGCCCGAAGTTGTCGTGGACGTTCCCATACGCCTTGGCGCGGTCGCCGTGGATGAGGCCGTCAGCATGGAGCAGGAGGGGCACGTGCGCATCAGGTGGCGGAATCTCCCTTGGCTTGGAGTCGTCGACAATGCACAAAAGGCCATTGCAGCGCAAAGTCGCATTGTCGACAGGGGTCGCAAAGAATCTGGTCCCATCGACCAGCGTCACACGCTCGTTGAAGGTTTTTTTGTCGGGCTCCACACTGAGAATGTCTGGATCCGACCTCTTGAACTCGAGCTCCCGGTCGGCCATAAGCAACGTCGTGAGCCTGCAGTGCTTGGTCATATTGCGCTCCTGTAGCGGTAGATGGCGTGTCCGCGGTCGTCGTTCGGAAACTTGACGGGAATGCCGGTGAGGTGGGTGTAGCGCGCGTAGAACCTATTACGAACGCTGTGGAAGGACTCTTCGTTCTCGATCGTCCAGTGCCCGAACGGCTGCTCAGCAGCCCACAGGGGGTTGCCCATGATCTGCCGGGCCTCAGTGCAGCACATCTCCCAGTCGTAGGGCTTGACCTCCTTCATGAGCCCGATGTCGAGGACGAAGTGCTCGAAGACCACTGCGTGGATGCGGTCCTCCAGGGCGCACAAGTCGGGGAACGCCTGCTTCACTGGGGCCACGATGTCACCAATGTAGGCCTCGGACGCGTCATGCAGGAGGGCCACGAGCGCCAGTCTCCGGGGCACCACGTAGCTCAGCGCCAGGCTGTGCTGTGCAACAGAGTAGGGGATGCGGGAGTGGCCATTGAATCGCAGATTGTGGCTCAGCGCCCAACCGATATCGAAGATGTCGATGTCATCGGGCTTCAGGTTGTACAGGTCAAGCATCTTGTTGCCATACATTCCGATGTATAATCCCATCTGTCTGTCTCCTTTGGGGGTGCCTATGCTGTTTGTCGGCGATCTGTCCATACAAGATGCTGCGGTGCTCGAAGATCTGGGCAGCCGGGCTACATCAATCCTTGAGTTCGGGGTCGGAGGCTCGACTCAGATCCTTTGTGGGGCCGCGCCACACGACGCCACCCTGGCCTCGGTGGACACCGACCCAGAATGGATCGTACGCACAGCGAAGAACCTGGACCTTCTTGGGCTCCCGAGGGACCGGCACTGCTTCGTGAACTACCAGACCTGGGTCGAGGAACTCCGTGGGCGCGTATTCGACCTCGTGTTCGTAGACGGGGTTGGACAGTATCGCGTCCCCTTCGCACGTGCGGCCTGGAGTCAGCTCGCCATCGGCGGGATCATCCTGTTTCACGACACCAGACGCGAGCTGGACCTGAAGGACGTGTTTGGATTCATGCTCGAACGGTTTCATGAGGTCGCTGATCCTTTCATCAACACACACCATAGTAATCTCTCTGGCTTCCGGCGCAAGGCCCCAGAGCCGTACGAAAATTGGAATGTGACCGAAGGCAAACCGGACTGGGCCTATGGGTTGGTCCCGCCACCTGACAACTGGCCTTCACTTCTAACCTGACCGGGTGGTGGACGTCTTTCGTCAGTCTCCACTGAGCCTCGCCCTACCTTACGGTGTCGGGCACCCGGCGGGGTTAAGGGGTGATGATGGGGCCACCAGCTTTAGGGGCTTCCTGTGCGGCTAGGGGCTGAAAGGGGGGCTGAAAGGGCTGAGCCTCCAGGCGCTTGATCTCGCCAGTCTTGAGATCGATGCCGTCGCCCTGCTGCAGCTCGTAGATCTTGGAGAGATGAGCGCTCACGAACTGCATGGTGGCCTGTGCTGCGGCCAACGTGGCTTGGGCATCGGCCACCAGCTGAAGGTCTGCCACGGTTACCTGGTTCACTCGGTCTGCCATGTGTGTCTCCTATGCCCTCACGGGCGGCCGGCGCTTACCTAGCGCCTTGGGTGGTTTGGGGGAAACGATCATTCCGGACTTCTCGAGGGTCTCCCCCCATTCAAGCCATTCGATCAACTTCATTGCCCTGTCTTGCTTCATGATGATTCCCCACGGTTCTGACATGTGGCCTTCGGTCCTGCTGAGCATGAAACCTTCTTCTCCGGGTGTCAGGGTCCAGGTCATGGGGGCCTCCAGGGGTGACCCCTATTCTACCGCTTTCTGGACCTCAGGAATGTCAAGTATTCTGCCCCCGCCTCGGCGTCCCAGAAGACCTGGATGCGGTTGATCAGGTCGGCGCTGGGGTCAATAACCGTTACAACACAAGGACTTATGTGCTGATCTCGGAACCCCTTGTCGCGCGCGAAGCGATCGTAAATTTTATAGCTGCCGATTTGTAAACAATGGCTAATTCTGCCGTCATCCGGGGACTTGACCACGCCATAGCCGCATGTGTGCTTGTGCCCACAGATGAAGATATCATCCCTGATGCCAAGCATTGAGGCCTTCATGACCGGGTGAGCCACGTTCCACTGGCTGCTGCCCTTGAAGTCATGCCGGGCGTTGATGGTCGTGGCCGCGCCGCTGGGTGAGACCAGGTTCAGCCGGGCCTCGCTGGGCTCGTAGAGGGCGTTGATCTGGCTCGCGATCCACTCGAGGGGATCGTCGGCGCCAGACCAGCAATTGCCAGTGAAGTAGGCCGATCCGTTATTGCGGATCATGAAATTACCGTGCGGAACCGTAAGACACCACACCTTGCCGGTATAGTTTACAGTCGTGGTTGCGCCCTTGGTTTCTGTTTGCAGATCCTGGCGTCGGACAAGATTCAGGCGCCAGTCATTATCGCGCGCCATCGACATCCGCGCGGACCACCCGTGGGAAACCGCGCAAGCCTGCACGGACCCGAGAAATTCACGCTCGCCATGCAGAACACCGCATGTCTTTTCTTGTGGGTTCGCACCGTCCCATGTCCCATCCCCGGCGATTAGCGCGCCTAACAGCACATCGAACTGCCGATCCGTTAACTCTTTACTCCAGAACGGCAGCTCGCCCTTCTTGGGTACCCACGACAGCACCTTGCGGCTCCCTGTGGCGTTCAGGCGCCATTCCGCCTGTGGGAGTGGGGACTTGACGAGATCACGGCCGCAGACACTCTTGATGTCTCGAACGCGCGTAGTGACCGTGTGCTCAATCTGCAAGTCCTGCAACAGCCTCGTGATTTCGTTACCATCCTTGCTCTGGTAGATCGAAATGCGAGGCGAGTTGCCTTGCCAGCTGATGGACCCCTCAGTCAGGATCCAGCCGGCCAGGGTGATCTGGTCGTCAGACAGCGTGCAGCCGTAGGTTGACCCAGGGGCCGACACCGGGATGGCCACGCGAGACGGCAGCTTGCCAGCCTGCACGAACTCATACTTACCCCACCTCTTCAGCCAATTGCGCTTCTTGGCAAGCACGCGGTGGTTTGGAGTTACCTCCATGGTAATGGACTGGGTCTTCATGCACACCAGTTCGCCATCGTGGTCGCGCTCAATCCTCCCAAGGATGGGGGACCAGACAGACTTGCCAGTCTCTCGATCGATCGAAAGGACCTGATCATCGTCTCTGATGTCCTGATAATTAACCCACCCGCGAGCTGTAAGACACTCAGACGATGGAGTTAGGCAGTCATGATTCCCACCGATAAGGTAGATCCACTTGCCCTTCAGTTCCCGGAGGAACCAGTTGGCAAGGATGAGCGCTTCCTTCGCACTAACCCCTTGTTCTCCATAAAGACGAGAAAGACGACCCACCCAATTATTGCGCGTATCGCCAATGTTCGCAGCGAACAGCCCCGGTGTGTCCTTGACGGTCTTGATGTCGTGCTTGAGTTTCCTGAGGTCGGTGCCATCGTCGTCGACATGGGGGTCTCCAAAATGCAGGATGCCGTAGGGTCCGGTGATGGGGACGTCCACGTTGATCAGCTGGCGAGCAACCTCGTAGCTGCGCTTGCGTTCGAACTTCCGCATGCGGTATTCGATGATCTCTTCGGCCGTCAGCTCGGGGCTGGGGGGCAGTGTGGGCTCGACGGGGTCGGTGAACCCATCGCCAAGCTGGCATGCCTTCCAATCGTTGTCCCAGCTGTCGGGGGTCGCAACAAGCCCTGCGGCTTTGCGTTGACGACCCCTGGCCTTCTTCCAATTCCTCCAGGCAGCGCCGGTGGGTTTGCTCACTTGGATCCCTTCTTCATACCCTTGAGGGTTTCGGCCAACCTGGCCTGTTTGCCGACCTTGCCACCCTTGGAGGCAGCGGCTCGGATCTTGGCTTCCGGGATCTTCTCGCCTTCGGGAATGCCGAGGCTTCGATGCAGGCCGCCCTTGTTCTTCGTGGCACCGGCGATCCAATTCTTGGCCATCACAGCCCCCTGAAGTAGTTGCCGACCTTGTTCCAGAAGATCGTGAGGGGGGCCTTGTACTTGGCCCACACCACGAAGCCGGCGGCGATCACGATGAGAATTGCAACGGGGCAGCCCATGGCTACTTCCGCTTCTTGCGGTGGCCGTCTTTCTTCTTCGCCTCGGCCTTCTTCGCCTCGGCGATGTCCTTGTGCTCGAGCTTCTCGAACCCCTTGAGGCCGAGCTTCTTCAGTTCCTTCTTGTCGCTGGAATCCATTGGATCCTCCTTGGGTTAGAAAGAGCCCTGGCCCCCTCCGAGGGGTCCGCCACTGCCGCCACTGGGCGTCATGGGGCCACCACCGGTCGGGGGCATGGGGGGAAGCTGCGGCATCGGGGGCACGGGTCCCCTGGGTCGCGGCATAGGCTGCGGTTTCTTGGCGGGCTTGCCCTTCGGCGCAGGCTTGGCTTTCGCCTTGTTCTTCGCCTTGGGTCCCTTGCCTGGCTTCGGTTTTGCTGGGTACGTCTTAGCCATGATGGCCTCCTAGGTAAATTGTGCGTCTCCCAGACGGAATGTCAAGGGCTTGACGATGACTTCTTTGAGGAGTTCGATCGCAACCGGCTCGTCGTGGTGCAGCCAGTCGTCGAGCTCGTTCTGGTCGATCGTCTCGCCGCACGCGCGGCACCGAACGATAGAGCCGGAACCGATATCCCAGTTGGCGTGGTCGCAGTTCGCCGAGCGCTTACTCATCTTTCCCTCCTACTTTCGCTTCTTGAAACCAGCCCCACGCCACTCCGCACGCTGCGGCGAGCAGGACCACTGCCGTCAGTATTCCCAGGATCCTATCGCTCATGTGGAGAGCTTCTCGTCAACCTTGGTGTATCCAATGTTGTGGGTGACGTGGTCACCGCTTCCCATCGTGTAGTGGATCATTTGGCATTTCACGCAAACACTGAACTTAACCTTCTCTTCAATGGGCATCAATGGCCCATCGAAGCGACTCACGCCATTCGCCCGGTAGCGTACCCAGCGGTGGTCGCAGCTCATGGCACCACCGACAGGATGCACTGGGTGATCCACTGGATGGCATAGGCCTCAATCTCGCGGCCAGGGGTCTCCTCGCCCATGGCGGCCTTGGAGAGCTGCCAGACGTGGGTGGCCTCATGCACGGCAAGGCCGATGCCAATGGCGCGGGCAGCCCCCCTGGGGCGTTTGTTCAGGCACACGACGAAGGTCTTGATCCCATCCACCAGCAGGATATGGACGGCGCCATCCGAGCCCTCGGGAACGAACGGATCCTTGACATCGATCCCGATGCGCTTCATCTCGCGGTCGAACGCAGCCTCGTCTGGCGCCACGCCGAAGACACACGGCCACGGGCCGGCCGAGAAGTAGGTGATGTAAGGACGGCTCACGATTCCTCCTGCTTGAACTGGTGGTGGTAGTTGAGCAGCGGGTGCAGGTCGGGGAACTTCACGTGGGTCCAATGGGGGGAGTTGGGGTCCGTCCCGTCGTCCGTGAGTAAGCCACATACCGGGCAGTAGTACTCGCCATTGCCTATCCCGACACCGAATCTCATGCGCACTCCTTCAGGTCTCTGCCGCTTGCAAGCAAGACGGCCTTGTAGCCCAGGTGAGCACGGTAGTCCTCGTCGATCCACTCCTTATGCTCGACCAGGTGGCGCTCGTAGTCCGCGGCGTCAATGCCAGCTCTGGCGATCGGGTATCCGGGGCCGAGGCACGCGTCCACGTAGACGCCACGCCCATTGGTCTTGGTGTTGCTCACCCGGAATTCATGCCCCAGGGCGTGCGCCAGCCAGCGCATCTCCTGTTCCGGCAGGGGGCATTCCGCCTTGGGCTTCAGTTTGGCCATGTGGGAGACCCCCTCCTGCAGCCTGGCGAACATCCGGGCGCGCAGGCCGAAGGTGGCCTCGGGGATGGGGATCGAGTCGTCCTGCTTCACCCACTCCTTGCCCATGATCGGGTCAACCTTCTCGATGCAACCCATGTGGTGCAGGGTCCAGCGCCGCTGGGATTCGATGCCGGCCTCCGCCGCCTCGACCATGGCCTCGCCGTACTCGGCGTAATACGCGCTGTCGGCGATGTTGATCATGCCGGGGATGACCTGGGTCAGGGCCGGCGGGCCGAAGGGATCGTAGGGATTAAGGCTGCTCATTGTGCCTCCATGGGTGGGTTGATCTTGTATGCGTGAAAGACTAAGAAAATTAGGCTCAACGAAAATTAGGTTCAACCGAACAGGCTCACGCCTTCGTGCATTTCTTGCCTCCGTGTTTGAAAATGGTCCTCACCATGTCGAAGGCGCAGTCGGAGAGATACTCCTGAGACGCCTCGATGCTGTCGTCGATCTTGTCGTCGAAGTGAAACCACGAGACCTCGGCCTGCGTGATGTCGCACCCACCGAACAGGCGCTTCTTCTGCGGGGGGACGTAGATCAGCAGCATGCCGCCGCCCTGGCGGGCCAACCACTTGATCTGCTCGTCGGTGATCGGATCCTCTGCGTCCTGCCTCCCCTTGGCCATGTTCACCTCCCGAAGATGCGGTCTGCATTCTCCTTCACGGCCCCTGGGCTGAACCTCACCCGCTGGCCGAACTTCTCCACCAGATAGAGCACCTCGTAGTCTCCGGTGCCCTGGATTTCGACCCCCTCCTTCAGGATGCGCTCGAACTCGCTTCGGGTGATGGTGTTGCGCTTCTCGGTCATTGTCAACCCCCTTTTGGAACTGCTTAAACAGGTCGTAGATCGCATGCTCCATGTAGACCTGGGTGCTCATCCCTCACCTCGCCCCATCCACCGCGGCGTCAATGCGCCGGAGGATCTTCATGGCCCTTTTGACCCGCTCGGGGTTGGTACCACGTCCCCCCAGGGGTTTCAGAGGCTCCTTGGGCACTTCCTGCCCCATGGCGAGGGTGTCTGCTTCCGCCTCCCCCACCTTGGGGTGGATCACCTCGGCGTCCAGGATCCGGCCGTCTGCCAGCATCGCCCGGACCCGCTCGTCGCTACGGGCGGCGGCGGCCAGCTGGAACCGCAGTTCGTCGTCCGTCAGGATGATCTCCTGGCTCGTGACAGTCTTGCGCTCCTGGAACAACTCAGGCGCCATCCGCTCCGCCACCCACATCGCGGCATCCGTCTGCATCTTCCCGATCCGGCCGTTCCGCGCACCCCTCATCAGGATAAACGCGCACTCGATGCCAGCTCCTTCGAACGCCGTGCGCAAGGCCTCGCCAAACGCTGCGTCATACTTCCGCATGTACGCGATCTGGACCGGCGTCGGCATGCCCTCGATGGCGCAGATCTCGTCGATCGGCATCCCCTGCATCAGGAGTGTCGCCACTGCGTTGCCTACGTCCATCGAATTCAACAATTTGCCGTCAACCACAGTCAGCACTTGAGACCCTCCATCTCGCATCTTGCACTCCAGACCCCAGTGTCGGTCCGCCCCTGGCCTGTGTCAAGAGGTCGATTTTTTCCTGGGGTCCGTGCCTGCGCGCGAAAAATTTGTATACAAAAGCTGTGGAAGGCGGCGGCCTTGGAGTGGGGTGTTCTTATTAGACCACCCCACGCTCGTCTCGCTGGACCCACCCCACCACCCCTCGCTCATTGCCTTTCTTTGGGGGTAGTGGGCCTATACACTCAACCGCACGCCCACTGCTTGCTTGCTGCCTCTTACCCCTCGCTCCCCGGCCAGGCGGCTTGCGCCGCCCTCAGGGCCGGCCGGGGAGGTCGGGAGGAGGGTGGGAGGGTGGGGGTTGGGGATTGTCCCTGATTGCCTGCTTGTGCGGGATTACACGATGAAGATGGAGAAGCAGCCATGAACCCAGTCATCGATCGCCTCAAGTCACGCAAGTCTGAGCTACTAGCTGAGTTAGAGCTCGCCAAGCTCGAAGGTAACAAGGAACTCGAGCGCCACATCAAGTTCGATCTCACCACCATCGAAATCTACATCAAAAAGGAGCAGTCATGACCATCGCCAAGAGAATCCTCATCGGAGCCGGACACTTTCTGTTCTTCTGGGCAATCATGCTCGTAGGTTACACCATGATCATGCTCAAGATCAGCTTCTTGATCTTCGTGTGGAGTTGGATCTTCGGATGAGCTAAGGAGAGCCCCATCAAGGGGTTGTCCCCAGCGCATAGAGCCTGGCAGCGCCACGCTGATCGTGGTCACACGTTCATACAGGAGGCCATCATGGCCCGCATCAATCGCAAGTCCTACAGTTCAACCATCCCGGCCGATCGGCAAGCGGGATACGCCAAGGTGATCGTCAGCAATCTCGGAGCCAGTGGCTTCGCGCACTACGTGACGGTCCGCGCCTCGTTCGATGACGCCGGTGTCATGACCGAGCACTTCGTCGACGTGCTGGTGCACCCAGATCGCGCCATGGACATGGACGTCGAGAAGTTCGACTGCGTGACCATCAATGGCGCCGTGGAGCGTGACCCCCAGGGTGGAGAGAGCCGCCGAAAGTCCAACACTCGATACGTGTTCGCCCAGAGCGTCACGGCCATCGGCAAGCACCTCGTCAAGAAGCTGGTTGACGAGACGTCAGGTGAAACAACCCTGGAATACGCAGGCATCGGGCTCTACGCACTGGCAACCGCCGCGGAGTAGCCCCGAACAAGCCAGGCCTGGATCCAACCGTCCAGGTCTGGCACATTCAAGGAGATCGACATGACCGCAATGTTCATCATCTACACAAGTCCATCAGACGGGTTGACCAAGGCCAGGAGAGTCACTAATTTCCGCGATGCAGGCATCCTCATCGCAACACTTGAGCGTATGGGAGTGGCAGCCAAGGTGGAAGAAGAGATCAAGCTTCTCCACAGCAACAACCTCCCGTTGATCGCCCAGACCTGGGCACCAAACTTCTCAGGCGAAGGCCTGTGATCTCAAGGCTATGCAGCAGACATCACAACCCGTGGATCCCGAGCCATCAAGGGAAATCCACGGGTTTTTTTATCCCGTCGTATGGCCGCTCACAGTGAAATGGGCTGGACCCACTGGGATGAAGCAGGAGCAGCGACGAACTCAACTTGGCATGATTCTCTCTTTAGAGGGCACTTTTCACTGAATCAACTCTCATCGCACAATCGATTAAAGAAGTATATATGATAGAGGTGAGACATATCATACCAACACAAACAACAACATACATACACACACGCCCATGCGCACACACACTTACTTTCTGACTTGACGTGCTTCATATATGCCTTGAAAAAGGGGGGAAATAACTATGTGATCTATTATTAAGTTTGTTACAATGGTCGTCCGTTGCACTTAACCCTCAGAAGGAGGCCCCATGACCCGCAAGCAGCTCACAAAACGACAGATTCAACTGCGATCCGCCATCAAAGTCGCCATACAAAAAAGCGCGACAGGCGCCCTGCGAGATGTTTACAAACGTCTCCTCAAGAAACGCCCCAACCTGTCACAACCCTACTTCAACGACACCATCCAGAACATGCGCGACCGGGGTGACATCTACCCAGTTGGCTATGGCGTCTACCGTTGCACCGCAGCACCGACGCAGCCGCTCCCATCCGCCGAGCGCCTCAACCCGAGGGTGAAGGCCGTGCTGCGAGCCCAGACTGCAGCCCTCCCGGAGCTCCGCAAGGCAGCTGGCATGGGACCAGATCTCCCGCTTGGCGAGGGCGCACGCCAGCTGCAGGCCATGCGCGTCGATGACGAGCTGATCGATAAGCTGCTCAAGGACCGCAAATACAAGCAGACCGCGATCGTGGACAGCGCGATCCTCAATCTGAAGCTGAAGGTCACCGTCGAGGTGGTCTGATGCTCCCGTCCGAGACGCGCCATAAAGGCCCCAAGCACGGCGAGGACGAGATCCTCGGCATCGCACTGGTGATCATCTGGCTTACCCTGGCGGCAACCATCACCGTCATGACCGCGCATTACGTCAAGTTCCCCTGGAATCTCTACGCCATCCTCTGGCTAGCCCTCGGGCTCGTCAGTGCCCTGATGAGGGATGCATGAGCTGGCGCACGGAAGAACTCTCTGCCATGCACCTGAACTGCTACCTCACCATCCAGCGCGGCAGGGGCAAACGATGGCACTGGCAAACCAGGGGGGATGTAAATGAATGCGGGATCACCCGCAGGTTCGGAATCGAGACCACCCTGAGCGCCGCGAAGGTGAAAGCCATAACCGCCGCAGAGGAGCTGACCAATGACGCCCGAACAACGCCATGACCGCGAGACGGCCTGGGGTTTCATCTCGCTGCTGCTCTTCGCGGCAGCCATCGCGATATCCATCGCGCTCAACTTCCAGGAGGTGCACCGTTGAGTAGAATCAAGGACTGCAAGAGGATGACCAAGGCCATCGCGTTGAGTTGTGAAGACTGGAATCGACAAGCGCAGCTGCCCAAGAAAGGTGACTACATGATCCATCCGATCACCGGCGTGGAGATCTTCCTCACGCAGCCCGCAAGGAACCACTGGTTTGACGCTGGCTCAGTCTTCCTGGCGATCTATGACGCAAGCACGCGCACTCAGATCAAACTCAATCGAACGATGAGGTGGTGACATGGACGCGAGAGCGCTACTCACCGACATCATGTGGGATCCAATGAGCCTGAAACATGCCGATAAAGGCCTGAAGATCGGGACGATCAAGGGATTCGATACGTTCGCGGACAATATAAACCTGCATGAAAAGGTGGCCGGCTATTTCGAGAGCTTCCGCAAGCAGGTCCGACTCACACCTAAGAAAACCCATCGCTCCATCTTCTATTCCAACGTGGTTGTCGTGAGGGTTAACTTCCAGCAGTACGTGATAGATGCGCGGGACGCGGCCCTGGCCAGCGAGCTCTAAACCACACGAGGTGCCAGGCCGTGTGACCAACTTGCCCAATCCTGGCTTAGGGCTACAGGAGTTTCCATGTCCACCAAGACCAACGTCCGTGCCATCCTGACCGCCATGCGTGCCGCTTCCCATAGCGTCAGCCCGCTGGACATCAAGCACGCGACCACCGTCGACCTCAGTACGATCAAGGCCGTCATCAGCAAACTGGCGAGCCTGCGGTACATCAAGGAGCACCGGGACGTCGTGGGTGTGTACTTCACCCGCAAGCCCAAGCGGGCCGAGATCGACCGCTTCATCAATCCCAACGAATCCAGCGCCGGCTTGGCTGGTTACTTCGAGCCCGTGGCGTGCCCCGTGGTTGCCGCAGCCATCGGTGCCACCGAGGCCGCTGACACCAAGCGGCTGCTCAACTACTTCCGCACGGCGCCCCATGCCGCGACAGTCGCCCCCGCGTTCAATAGCATCGTCAACAAGCTGAAGGCCGCCGGCCTCGTCAAGGAACACCGCGACAAGCCAGGCAAGTTCTTCACCGTCAGGGCGAAGCGCGCCGTTGTCGACTCCTTCCTGGACGACAGTCTCGGACTGGCGGCTCTCTATGCCGCTCGTCAGTAGGATCCAGCATCTCAGGGATATGTTGAGGACAATGCAGCCGGGCGACGTCGTAAGAGAGCCCCTGCCGCCCACGCAGATCCCTATCGCCAATCCCCGGGGGGCCGCAAGCTCCCCGGGTGATCAGGTGGATGCGGATCACTTCTGGCAGCACGAGCCGCCGACACACCTCGAGCGATCATACGAAGATATCTCTGAAGAGCTGCTCTCTATGCAAGCCCACCGCATGCCTCGAGAGGTGGGCATGCGAAGACTGCGTGAATATGCAGATCGACTCTCAATGGAGTGCAACCCAATCGTTCAGGTTGATCCAAACCGGTTATCGCCCGGCGAAGATGCTCTGCTGTCACCAGGCGCTAGGATCAGAATACGTGCAGCCATGAACAGTGAGACAGAGCGGCTTCAATTAGCCCACAGAAATTTAATAGAGAATGCTCGCCAGATGGGCATGCCAAGAATGCAGCCCATGGAGAGCTTCGAGAGTGCGTACTCACGATACGGATACCCGCCATCTCGGCACGTCCAGATTCCGGAGGAGGAAATGCCCAATGACCCAGAAACTGGTCCTGGCACTGATCATCGCAAACATGCTAAGCGGATTCTGGGTGTGGCGCCTGCTGTATCCAAAGAAACACTGGAAAGGCTTGCCATCCCGCAAGAGATATTCTCTTCTCTGGTGGCGACGATAGACGGCGTGGATCCCACGAACCAGCAAGAACAGAGCGTGGACGATAACTTCACGGCGATCTTCCACCGTGATCTGATCAGGGATATGGGCAAGGACAACGTCATTAGTGATGCGACCATCGGTTACGGCCCTGGCCGCCTAGCCTGGGCGAAGATCATAAAAAGAACAAAGGAACAGAAAGGTCCGTTCATCTCCAGGTATCGCACCAATTTCAATTTCGCACAGAACGACGATCAATGGAACGGGCTGCTGCCAGTAATCGCGGCGAAACTTCGCGGAGTAGACTATAGAAACTACGTTGAGGACCTCTATAACCGACATGGTTGCACAGCCAGTGGCGGCGCATGGCTGGAAGCGGTGGAGCGACCCAACATCCTCTTCACCAGTGTTAGGTCTGCCTTGCGCGAGCTCATACTCGAGAGCCTCGAGGAGATCTCAAAGGACTACGTGAGACGGCTTGAGAAAGCCAAGCCAGGGAAGGACATACAGCTATGGGCATAATGAGCGAACTGATGGACACCATCTCTGAAGTGATCGACATGAAGTCTGCCTATCGAATCATCCGGCGACCGTATGACGAGGAATTTGCGCGCGCGCACAGCGTCACGCTGCTCGACATTACAGACAAGCTCTACATCCCGTGCATCTTCTGCGGGACAGACATCGTCGGCAAGATTCTTGTCGGCAAGGTCTATACGAATCAGCCTGTCTTCTGTGATCTGAACTGTCGATCCAAGCACGCGCTCGTCCGGCTCTCCAAGTTCACCGAGGAGACCAACATCCGGGAAGCGGCGAAGAAGCTAGTGGCGATGTGCCTTACGGTCGACATCATCGTCAAGGAAACCGACGTCAAGAAGCGCACCACGCCCCTAGTTGTTCGTAAGCTCCTGGCCGAGCACAATCGCCTGGCCGAGCTCACGCTCGATGTCCTGAAACAAATCCTGAAGGAGGTAACGCATGCCAATAGGGACACTTGAACCTCTGTATCGATACCTCCAATTACACAATGGCGCCGACGCAATCTCAGCTGTGATCAACGACATGGAAGCCCTCGCCAGAGGGGGTTTCATCAAGAGTCTCGGAGAGGGTCTCCATGAAACCATTCAAACCACAGCTTCGGAGATCGAGATCAACGAAACCCTATCGCAGCTCCTGGGCAGGGATATGCCGACATTCTACACCGCCAGCTACCAGGCGCTCGACAGCAAGATGTTCATCAGCATCTCCAGGGTTGAGCCGGCCGTGAGCCGGACAATCCTCGCGCTCTGTATCAACGAGGACGACAGCGTCACCACGTTCTATCTGGATGGCGCCAACATGATCGACATGGGGCAGAAGTCCCCCGAGCTCTACAGCTCAACATCTGCCGTCATCAAGACCGCGGATGGCGCCCTCAAGAATGGTTTTGTGAGATCGTTCACGTCCGTTCGCCAGCGCAGTGAAAGCGAGGTCTATATCAAGTGCGACTTCCGCCTTAGCAGGACCGCCCCGTTCTACATCGCCATCCGGGACATCTACGGACGTCAGGATGCGCATGTTGGAGCAACTGCGAAGACGGTCTTCGACGAGCTGGAGGCCACATGCAGCAGATGATCAACCTCCTGGCAAACATCGCGGCCAACGCTGAGAATGTGGATGCCTGTGTGGTTGCCGCAGTTATGAAGCCTACTGAAGAGAACCCTGATCCCGTAGTGGAAGTTCTCACTGTGGGCGACAGCGCCATCAGCATGTTTGGAATCTCCGAGTTCATCAAGATGGAGATCTACAAGCAGCTGGGGAGGCGCTCATGATGTGCGCGGCGTGTGGCGTAGAGGATTCAGTAGCTAGGATGAAACGCTATTGGGATCATAGGGATGGAAGCATTTTTTATGTATGCCTCGCATGCGATAACAACCTGGATCTGTGGGAGACTGACGACCTCAACCTCAGAGCCCTGCAAAGCCGTGAGACCCCGAGGGTGGAAGCCGTAAACGGCGAGGATATGGACGAAGACCGCAGTACCTTCGACATCTTCAATGGCGACGGACCGGAATGTAGGTCTGTTTATCATTGCGGTTGCTGCGATGAGACATGCTTTGGCGACCACGTGCGCGTCGTAGATCTGGTTTATCCCGTGTGTCTTCGGTGTGTGAGAGAGTCCTACCACCACAGCGCGCTGCTTGACCAGTATTTCATCACCCCAGCGGCACGGGCGGCCAGAGAGGCGGAGCAGCGCGCCTGGCAGAGAGCACCAGTGGTGCCCGCCGCGCCACCCAGCACGAGCGAATCCCCCAGTGGCTACACGGCCACGAAGGGGAGAGCTTCCGCCCGATTCCTGGACTATCCATACGTGGGGATCGAGTTCGAGCACGCGCCCGTTCAAAACAAAGCCATGGCGTGCAACTCCGGGTCACTGTTCCGCTGGATCGCCAACGGCCTGCAGTCACCCGAGAAATCATGGGACCACTTCTTCATGTGCCACAGCGATGGCAGTATTGAAAGCCGAGCCGAGTATAGCTCCTCAGAGATCGTGTCTACGCCGACCTCTGGAGATCTTCTCGACGCGGTGATCAACCGATTCTACGAGCCTTTCGCAACCAAGATATTTACCCCCGGCCCAGAGAATCGAAAGTGTGGGTTTCACATGCATGTCGAGAGCCGTTACCTCATGTGGATGAAGGCAGGGCATGAGGACAGGGATGCGAAGTCAAGGTCGGTCGCCACGGAGGCACTGGGGTTGATCTATGTTATCTGTCGAGAGTTTATATCCTCTAGCAGGAGAGAGAATCACTTCTGCCGGACGAAGCCCGCGGTGAGGAGCAAGTCAACTAGCCTCGCCGGGAGCACAGCCATGATCAACGTCTTCGGACACAGTGATTACCCCGCTATCGCTGTCCGCACGATGGGCACGCTGGAATATCGGCTGTGGCCATCGAGCAACAGCATCCGTAACACCAGGGCTCGCGCAGAGCTCAGCCAAAAGCTGACGGCGCGTTTTGATAGCTGTGTGATGCACGCGAAAACCCCAGCACCCGAACTACACCCAGAGTGTCTCGAGGGCCTGCGAGCCATCGCTAAACTCTGTGTCGGTGGCGCGCGCCTCGGGATTCCCGATGCGCTGGGTGAGCTGCTCGGCCTGTCCGACACGACCGTCAGAGATCTGAAGAGCATCCTTGAGCGATACAATCCTTTCACCCACGGGGCGACTCACTTCCAGTTCACGAAGGAGCAGCTCTCTCACCTCAAAAGCGAATCTACCTTGCACAGCACGGCGATCAAGATCCCAGGCAAGATGCCTATCTCCGAACTTGGCGACACCACCGCGCAATCGGATCTTATGGAGCCATGGCTGACCTTCGGCGAGTGCGTCAAGTGCTATCCAGCCGCAACCGAAGGCGCGATGCCAGACCTGGTCGCAAGCCTGGCCACAGGAGGTGATTAATGTGCGGACTGTCGGGGATCGTCATCACCCAGCCCAAGCTCATTCCCATGGAGCTCGTGAAGACCATTTTCTCACTGCTGATGGAAGAGAATGATGACCGAGGCGGCCATTCGTGGGGCGCCTGGGGATCCAGGAAGGCTCCGATTCGGGGCCTGGGAAAGTACAGCACGAACAGAGCCCCGCTGCATGCGTGGTTGAAAGACTTCCGCTTCATGGAGGGAGGGCCGACGTTTCTGTTTGGCCACACCCGCTTTGGAACCCACGGTGGCAGGACGATCGAGAACTCCCATCCATTCGAGGAGGGCAACATCACCCTGGCCCACAATGGGGTCGTCGAGGTCGAAGGTTACACTACCGAGGATCACGCCGTGGATTCAGCCAGGATCGCCATCGCTCTCACGCAGAAGGGCTATGTGGGCGGGATGGCGTGCGTCATGGGCATGTGCTCGTTGCTCCTGAGCGTGGACGGCCAGCCTCTGGTCTATCGCCACGACCAGGTCCTCAACTACGCGCAGTTCCCATGGGGGTCCGCCATCTCCAGCACGTTCTGTGACCTGGAGCTGACTGTGGTCAAGCGCCTGGGACTCGAGCCAGTAGGGGGCGTCCAGAACGTCCCAGAGAACACCTTCTGCCAACCTGGCTTCGGCCTCATCAATGTGTCGGCGCCGGGCAAGGAGCGTCCGAAGTATGTCCCGCCTGAGCCCAAGAAGAGGACCTGGTATGGCGGCCTTGCGGTTGATGAAGACGACGATCGATTCTCGGGGAACAGACACGACATGCGATACGACGAGGACAACGGGGGCATGTGGAAGCCTGGCCATGTCTGGAGCATTAAGCGTGGCCGCTATGTGCCGCAAGAAGAAGCAGATAGCGCCACTATTCTCAACGGATGGAACACTCGCAGCTGGAACAGAGAGAAGCAGTGCTGGGAGTATCCCGAAATCGTGGCGGGAACCCAGACCGCACTCGGCCTGGTCACCATCGACAAGACGGCCGCGTCTGGTGGCAGCCAGGAATTTAGTGGCAAGTCCGATCTCCCTAAGGCCAAGGAAATCAAGTCAGTGCGAGCCATTCGGGCGGAGATCAAGGCTAAGGTTAAGGCTGAAGCCAAGGCAAGGAAGGCTCGGATCGCATCAGCGAAAGCCGAGGCTGAGTCCATCATCAAGAGGTCCCAGGACAGGCTTGCGGCAGCTCAAAGGGCTGCAGCGCTCGACACCGAGGACGACGAGCCGATGTTCGAATGCACAGGCTGCGGCTACCCGTGCGCGATTGAAGACATATCCGTCTGCGTCACTAACTGGTCATCAGGCCTGGAGGTGCCGCTGTGTCTCGATTGCATCACAGATGAGATCGTCAAACAGGGCGAGATCGTGGTTCTCAGGCCGTTCAATGCGCCGACAGTGACCGCAATGGATGACTTCGGCAATGCCCTTGACGTTCTCGAGGCAGAGATCGTCGAGGCGGATCCAGATATCCCGCCCTTGGACACGTTGACCGACAAGGCTAAGGAGGAGCTGGAGGAGTACATCACGAAAAACTATGGGGAGCCACGCCATGTATAGGTTTCACCAGGTTCTTAGCGCGACACACAGTCCGCACAAGGCCCTCGCAGAATCCACCCCCTCGGCAGCGATGCTGGGGGGGATCTGGATGGAGGCTAACGTCGCCATCAAGATGGGGTTCGAGCCATGGCTTCCCGACGGGCTCGGGATGGATATGGAGGAGATCGCAAGGTATGATCTGCAGGCCGACCGCGTGGTCGAATGCCTGGACGGTATCCCTGGGCTGGAGTATCAGCCTGTACTGTCCTGGCCGTGGGGCAGCGACGAAATTGTGTCCGTGCGGCAAGCCGAGGGTCACCCCGACTTCCTGGCCTCTGTTGAGCACGAGATCATCGACCTCAAGACCACGGAGTATCCGACCGAGGAGCTGCTTAACAGACTTCTCCATTCAATACAGATGTGTTCATATATTGCGGCTTATGAGTGTGAGCACGGAGTCATGCCATCGCTCCAGATCATTCTCGCCAGTCGCTTGGTCGAGCCCGAGCCCGTGTTGTTCAACAAGAACGGGACGGTCAGCCTGTCCGGCCAGAACGCGGACCACGCCTCGCTGCTTGAGGCGGTGTCGCTTATGGGCGACAAGGCCGACGAACGACACTGGGCGATGGTGTACAAAGCGCCAGTGTGGTGCCCCATCATGGTGGGGACGCTGGACGTGGACGAATGCCGCGAGCTGGCGAGGATCGGGACGATCTTTCTCGACGCCGGCCTTGCCATCTTGAACACAGGGCTTGCGGAGTCAATCTATCGGCCCTATACTTGATGCACGGGGCAATGAGGCCCAAGCAAACACAGGAGGTAAACATTGAGAGTAGTTGATTTCAAGACCCCGATCGCCAAGAAGGCCAGGGCTCACGTCCTGTTGCACGGCGAGAGTGGCGCAGGCAAGACAACCTTTGCGGTCACGGGCGGCCGCCCCGTGGTGGTGTGCTTGGAGGCCAAGGCGGAAAACACGATCCTGTCGATCAATCCGGACGCGATGTTCATCGTGCCCGAGTCGATCGACGATCTTCGTGCCATTGCCAAGGCGCTTCGAGACCCAGCCAGCTACGCGAAGGAATTCCCCGGCATCGACAAGGCCACTCGCCTTGTGGTTGATTCGTGGACAGAGATGACGGCCCTGGTCGGTGGCTGGATTGGTGGCGGGGCTCAGATCAGCCTTCCCCAGTACGGCGATCTTCAGCGGGTTGTCTTCGGGCTGCTCGGCATGGCGCAAGCTGGCCCGCTACCCTCCATCGTCATCGCTCGCTCTGAGGTTCAGGAGCAGGGTGGTGGGGTGCTGCGGGTGAGCAAGATCGTGCCGGCTAGTCTTGGGAAGTCCGTCGCCCAGCTCCCAGGCAAGCTCGTGGCCACACTTCAGGCCGTGAGCGTCAATGACAAGGGTGAAACCTACACCATCGAGTCCGGACCCAGCGACTCGGCCAGAAGGTCAGGTCTGCCCTGGCTTAAGCCATCATGGGATCCAGCGACAGACGGGAATGCTGACAAGATGTTGGCGGTGATCGAAGCAGGACCCAAGAGAGGGGGCTGACATGGCTAGATTCTGGAGATTTCTTGGCCCAGGCAATTACCGAGTCGAGGTAGCCACCCCCGGCGACGAGCCCATCCAAGCCCACATGAAACCAGCGCCAACCGTGGGACGTGGGACGTTTATGGAAATCGTTGATGAGAACGGGCTTAGTGTCTATGTAGACACTGATTCGTACGACCATGTCGTTCAAGTGCCATACGTCAGCAAGCAAGATCGCCACCAGCGATAACCCAAGGAGAAAAGCATGGCAGACATCAAGTTAGGACTCACGAAGAAGGCCATCGAAGATGCGAGGGAAACCTACGAAGGTCCTCGAACGCCATTCCCTGCGACCAGGGTGGGGTATACCAAATACACCGCCCTCGTAACCGATCTCGCGATCAAGGAAGGCACCGGCAACTACCAGGGCCAGGCATGGTTGTGGATCCAGGTCAGCAATGGGATCTACCAGGAATCGATCTTGATCAACCTGGACCCCAGCAACGTGGCGCCATCGGCCAAGCCGGAGGATGTCGAGAAGATCGTCCAGCGCAATCTGGACACGCTGCTTCGGGTCGTGAAGGTGCTGGACATCGCCAACGTGGCGGGAGATGGCATCGACACCGGCAAGTTCGCAGCCGCCAAGGGCACCATGGTCACCTTCGGTGTCCGGCTGGGCGAGATGAACCTGAAGACCGGCTACCCCCGCATCTATTCTTCTTTTTATGGGAAAGCAGAGGCCCTGATACCCGTCGACGCTGTGCCAAGTGTTGCAATTACTGAAGATAACTCCGATATACCCTTCTAAAACTTGGTACGGTCCTCACCAACATTACCGTTCTAGCGTCCGCTCCTATTCCGGGGGCGGACGCGAAGTTCAAGCCCCTGCTCGATGCTTTGAAACCCATCCTGGGAGCCAGCCATGAATGACCTTGAAACTATCCGAGCCACGCTTATGCACCACGATCCAACAATTATTGCCGCCGTGGATCGTCTAGACGCCTTTGTGACCGGATGTGTTGCCCGTGGTGGCGAGTTAGTTGCCCGCGTCACCGAACTGGAGGCGGCGTTGAAACCCTTTGCTCGGCACCGCATCTGCGAGGACTCCTGGTATTCCTGTCCGATGTCTGGAGATGGGTGCTCCAACTATGACATGAAGGGCTGCATCTGCGGCGCGGAGCAAGTCATCGAAGTCCTCAACCCGAAGTGAAGATGTCCAAGATAAGGAACCAACCATGAAGATCAAACGAACTGAACGAGGCTGGGCTGGTCACTTCATCGGTGCCCCGTCCTGCCTGTTTCGCCGGAACACCCTGCTGGAGTGCGGGGGCATCAAGATCGTGGTTTCAACCGTGGGCCTGATGCAGCACTACAACAAGGACAAGGGCGGCTTCATGGAGATTGGACTGGACCGCCATTACGAAACGATGGCTTTCCATTCCGATCCCGATGACCACCGCTACTCCGATGCCAATGTGCAACGGCAAGTCTATTTCAACTCCCCCTGGTCCATCAGCGAAGCCGATGCCGATGACCACGCTAACTTCATGCACGAAACCGTAGTCCAGGAGATTGCGGATCGTCTTAAATCTGGTGAAACCTTCCCCACTGACCGCGATTGATCTTGTCCAGGAGGCGCGATGCCCCGAAAGCATAAGAAGCCAGCCCCGCCGCCCATGGATCTCCAGGCGTTCCACAAGCGAATCCTGCTCACCGCCTACCGCTGCCTGTGGGACATGGAGCCTGGATTCAATCCTCACGAACCCACTCAACCCGGCTTCCGCGCCTTTGCCTACTTCGGCGCGTGAATCTGTCCAGGAGCCCGACGATGCCCAGGCGAAAACCAGAGATTGTGTTCCTCGATGGCTGCCGCGACTTCAAGGCAGGCGATCCGCGACCCGAGGGTTACCTGGAGGTTCACGCCTGGGCAGAGGTCCAGGTCAAGGCAGGGCTCAACCAGATCGAGTGCCCCAGGTGCAAGCGGTGGCACTTCCCCCAAGAACATCACGACATCACAGCCTGCAAGGGCTGATGTCCAGGAGCCGGAACCATCAACCCAACAACCATCTAGCTTTTGTCCACTGGAGGACGCATGGAAGTCGTAAGGAATAGAGACATTGGTGATCCGTATGATCGGGAGTGTGATTATGCAGATCGCCTAGATGACCGTGTCGCGGAACTGGAGGCGGCGCTTGGGTTCTATGCCGATCCTAAAAACTGGAAGGAACACGAAACAGGAATCGGAATGATACCATGCGATGCGATGGACTACGGTTCCCGTGCCCAATCTGCCCTCAACAAGTAATATCCAGAAGCCCCCGCGGTTCCCACGCGTGAAATTTTTTTTCCAGCCGTTTCCGAAAGTGCCCCACCCCTTCAAAAAAAGGAAGCAAACATGCCCTACATCGAAGACAACCCGGATCCAGCCGCAAGGCTGGCACACTACGCATCTCAAGAGAATTGCGACGGGGAACCTTACGACACGATGCGGGCAGGGGCTGATGAGATTCGCCAACTGAGAGCCGAGCGCGCTCTCCCTGACTTTACTCCAACCCTGCATGAGTTGCAGGCCAAGATCCAGGACCTGGAGTTCCTGCTACTGAAGACCCAACACGAACTCGACTACGAAAGGAGCAGGCATGCAATGTCCCCGCTGCCTCAAACTATCAGGTGATCCCGAGGATGGATCGATCCATACCTGCACGCCCACGCCACTGGTGCGCAGCCTGGAGGAGAAGATTGACGCGCTTGGCCAAGACCGCAAGGCATACACGGCCCAATACGATCGCGACCAGGTCGAAATCAAGGCAATGTTAGTCCGCGTCGAAAGGTTGGAGTTCGCCTTGATCCACGAGATCGGTGACCTTCGGCGCTGCCCGGTGTGCAAGCACAGCTTTGTCCCTAACGATGTCACACACGATGCGTCCGTCAGGGCGTTCAAGTCTTAGCCACCGGGAAGGAGGCCCGCATGTTATCTCTAGCGATGATCATCAAGAACGAAGAGCACAATCTCCATCGCTGCCTGAGCTCCGTGCGGAGCCTGGTGGACGAGATGGTGATCGTGGACACTGGATCAACCGACGACAGCATGGGCATGGCCAGGTCGCTGGACGCGCATGTGCATCAGTTCGAATGGTGCGACGACTATTCCGCGGCCAGGAACTTCGCACTTAGCAAGTGCGTCGGGGACTGGATTCTGATCCTCGATGGTGACGAGGCGCTGTATCCGGAAGACCACGAGTTGATCCGAGCCTGCATGGCGGACGATCGTTATGACATCTACACCCACCCGTTGCGCCATTTCTACCACGACGGCAGGGCTGTTGCGCTCGATGAGCCGGTGGTCCGGTGCACCAGTGGCGAGTACCCCTACTGCTCCGACGCCACCAACCGGCGCCTCGTAAGGAACCTGCCCGGCCTGCACTGGACCGGGCGCCTCCACGAGATGATCTCCCTGCGCGCTGGCGACCACGACCTGCGCATGGGCGAGGCCAAATTCTTTGTCTACCACTACGGCCGGCTCGACCGGGAGAACGAGGAGCGCAAGCGTGGGTTCTACCTGGACATCGCCATGAAGGAATACAGGGAGGACCCCAAGAATCCGAAGGCGCTGTTCAACTTCCTGACGCAGGCCAGGGCTGCCGAAGCCTGGGACAAGATGCTCGAGGCCTCGGAGATTTACCTGGGGCTGGGCGGCCTGGTCCCAGCGATCGTGGCCACCATGGTCGGCGAGGCCATGCACCACGCGGGGCGCTACGACGCGGCCCTGCAATGCTTCAGGCTCGTGCTGCTCAAGACGCCAGGCAATGTGTTCGCCCTTAACCGTGTGGCTATTACGCTTATCAAGCTGGGGAGGATCAACGAGGCACGTCGGTTCCTGTATGAATCCATCATCAAGGAGCCGGCCTTCACCTGTTCGCACTTGGTGTGGGCGGAGATGGAGGACGGTATCGGCGACAGGCCGATGGCGATCGAGATCTTGAAGCAGGGCATCACGGATAACCCAACTGACACCAAGCTGGCCGAAGCGCTGGCTAAATTAGAGGAGGGAGAAAGACATGGGCGGATACAAGGAGCTCTACGAAGTGGAGCACACGAAGCTGATTGCACTGAGACGGGATCTCCTGGCCCTTCAGCACACGGAGACCAAGCTGATCGAGTTCATCAAGCTGGCATCGGAAGTTCTGAAGTCGGAGCTGATGGAACGGGATCTCCAGTGGGCGACCAGGGATGCACTAGACAAGATAGAGAGCTTCCTGCATGAGCGACACCGCTGATCTCCTCAAGGCCATGCTGGCGCGCCGCACCCCTGCCACCCAGGAGGAGGCCGAAGCAGCAGTGACCGAGATCCTGGATGAGAACCCACCGATCGACGCCTTCACTGAGGCGATGGCGTTCTTCTGGCGGCGCTACGCCACGCACACACAGGGGCCGGAGAAGAAGAAAGCCATCCGCCCAGAGCGCGCCGTACTGGCGAGCTGCAAACTGTGGCTCAAGAAGGTGCCCTACTTCCGCGTCAAGCGGGTGTCGGTAGGGATGATGAAGACCGCGCAGGGATTCACTATGGCCTTCGGTGGCGTGAAGGGTGAATCAGATCTCATTATCACGCCAGACGCAGGGCAACCCTTTGAAAGACAGATACATGTGGAGGTCAAGCGGCCTGATGTGATAGTCGAAGGAAAGAAGGTCCAACGCGCCGGCAAACAGTCAGGCGACCAACGCACATACCAAGAAGAAGTGGAGGCCAGAGGTGACAAATACGTCGTGGTTACAAGCGTGCAAGAACTTCGCGACTTCCTTGAGGCCCTCGGGTTCCAAGGGTTGCCGAGATGCAAGGGCCGATGAAGGCCAATCCGAAGCGGACGGAACTTCCGCTGAACCAGAGGAGGTAGACATGCCAGAAACAACCAGCCTACGGGACGCGGTCTTCGCCCGAGCAGCCAAACCAGGCAAGGCCGGCGCGCGTGTAGTCTCGGTCCGGATTCCCGGTCCCACCTACGCCAAGCTCCAGGCCGCCGCTGAGGAGGCCGGGGTCAAGCCTGCCGACTTGGTGCGGGCAGCCATAGAGGAGTTCACGACTGGCGCGTGACGCTAGGCAAGCGAGGGGAGGGGGGTTAAACCTCTTCCCCTCTCTTTTTGTACTCGTATGGCCGACCTGGGGAGCAGCGATGAAATTCTCAGTGTTGCGAATTGCCCCTTGCGTACCACCCATCCCCGACCCATACTCTCACTCCGGTCAAGGAGGCTTGACCGACCCATCAACCAATCGCTACCGGGAGGGACGGCCATGAGCGAATCACCTACAGCGCCGGTGACCACTGCCTGCGTCCACGCCTCAGCTCCCGGTAGCAGGCCAACCAGAAAGAGAGTGTGTGTGTGAGCAGCAAGACGGTCCAACTGTTCGGCAAGGATGTCAAGATCAGAACTGGAGAGGGCGGTCAGGTGATGTTCGATCGGGAATCGTTCATGAATGCAATGGGAAAGGCGAGGGCTCAGCGTATCTTCAAGGAATTGCGGGAGATGCTGGAGTTCCTGGGCGAGGATGGCGCAGACGAGCTGATCAATGGCGGCAAGGAGCGGCTCCTGTGCGGCCTAGTCATGTCCAACAAGGGCGCATCGGATGACCTCAAGGCGTATGCCATGGCGTGGTCTGATGCACACGAGCTCCTGACGGAGGGCGCGTGAGATTCGATCCCGAGTCTGCCCGTGGCTACATGGACGCGATTGAATACCTCCGCTCTTGCCCCGATGGTATGCGCATCCTACGGGAAAACATGCACGCAGATGGGTTGGCCATGATCAATCGGGCCAATGTTCTGTGGGAACAGTGCATCGTGTTGCGCGTGACGTGCAACAGTATGGTTTCAGGCAACGGTCTTCCATGGAACGAGGGCGGTGTCCGGTGACCCCTGCCGACCTCGTCGAACTCGGACTGAAGCTGTTCCCCATCACCGGGGGTAAGCGTCCGGCTTTCGCGGGATGGCAGCGGTATGCCTGCAACAACACCCTAGCCGACTTGCGCAACGACTGGCGCAAGGGCTTCAGGGCTTTCGGGATCTACCTGCGGCCGTCCCGGCTCGTCGTGTTCGACTGCGACAACCAGGCGGCCACGGCCTGGGCGGAAGAGAACCTCCCCCACACCCCGATGATGACGCTGACCAAAAGGGGACTCCACAGGTTCTACCGTCTGCCGGAGGATGCCCCCACACCGAAGGACAACCGGCCCGTAGCTGGCGTGGCGATGGACCGGAAGGCCAAGGGCTACGTGGTGGCCCCGGGCAGCGTCTTGGGGGGCTATGTTTACAAAGCGTCGGCGTTTTGGGACACGCCCATCGACGAGCTTCCTGTTTACCCGGTGGACAAGCTGCCCCCGGAACGGGAACCTCTGTCGTGCCGGGTCATCATCCCGGACATGGAGCAGACGGAGCTTGGGTCCACGATTGGGGAGTGGTTCATCGAGAACTCCGAAGACAGCATCTCTGGAGAGAATGGGTCGCGCCAGCTCAAGCGGGCTGCGAGCTTCTTCGTAAACGGGCTTGGGCTTAGCCTTATCGCTTCGGAAGCGTGGCTGTCAGAGTGGAACCATCGCCGCGCCCAGCCGCCATGGGGCGACAAGGAGCTTGGACATGCGATAGAGACGAGCATCCGTGAGGGTGCAATCACCGGTCGCCCTCGCGGATGGGCCTACACTGATTGGGCACGATCATGAAAATGGACGCAGCAACAGCACAGAGAACACTCGGCATCATCATCCAGCAGGAGTTTGGCAGGACCCTGGAGGATACAGACAAGGGGCCAGTCGTTATCTGGGGCGCGTGCCTGCTGCCTATTGGGTGCTTCGACAAGCACGGCGAGAAGGGGTTCGTGGTGGATGCGATAACAGCCACCAGGCCAGACACCCTTCGCCGCGGGCTTATGCTCATGACGTCAGACACCAGCGGTGCGCGCTTCCCAACGTGGTGCATACAGAACGGCCTGCCCCCTCCAGACTCAAAGAATGTCCGCAAGATCAGCGGAGCCCTGGTTGTAGACCCGGCATCCGAGGAGCCGGTCATCTACGTAGACGGGGTGGGTGAGGTGGAGCATGGCGTATGGGCTCTCGCCAATGGCGTCATGGTCAACGGAGAGTTCGTTCCGATGGAGCGTGGCACACACTGTAGAACCAGCATGGGCACGCGGGTCGTCTTCGCTCCGTCCCTCGCCTGCGAAGAGACGTGTGGATCGGCTCCTCTCGACGGCAATGACCAGGTTAGAATATCCGAATGGGCAGAAGACGTAGTCAGGTTGTTCAATTCTCCCGCGCCCCTGGTTTGCGCCGCGTGGGTCAGGGCTTCTGTCTTGCGTTCCAGGATGGAGAGTAAGGATGCCCAGCTTCCCGCCCTCTACATCTGCGGTGACAGCCACCGTGGCAAAACTCTCATGGCCACCATCCTCCAGCGTATGCTGGGCAATAGGGGTGAGAGTCCACACGCCAACATGACGTCGGCCTCCAACGTGGGGATCTTCCTGGCGGCGGCGTCAAGGTCGTCACTTCCCTTCGTGATCGACGAGGTCAAGCCGTATTCAGGGATGGGCGACAACGATCTTGTGAAGTCACTGGTGAACGGAGAGACCCCGATCAAGTCCACACGCAGTGGCAAGCTGCGCTCGGCCATCAAGATCAAGTCCATGCCAATTCTGGTGTCTGAGTTCGTTCCGGCGGACACTGGCAGCATCACCAACCGGCTGTTCACCATGAATCTGGTTGGGCTCTCTGCCCACTTCAAGAAAGAGGATGTCTCGAACTGGGTGTGGTGCGCAGACCGGAACCACGCACTCTACGATCACTGGTCCCACTCCATCTACCGTGACGCTAGCGTGATGACCGACGAGCACTTCACGGAGCTGTGGGACTCAGCCAGGCGGGACGCCTCTGTCATCTGTGACGAGACGTGCATGACCCTCAACCGAAGCGTAACCGCCACCACCATTGCGCTTATCGGATTCAAGTTGCTGAACAGGGATGCAGGAGGCAGGCTGGACAGTCTCTACCTGGACTTCTGTGAGTCACTGGCCATCTGCCTGCGTAGCATGAGTCGGATCATCATGGAAGTGAGCCCCATCGGGCGCTACATCTCGGCACTCCGCAGCGGGTGGGCATCCCTGGAGGGACGCTACTCTAAACTGGTGTGTGACCGGGTGTTTACCTATTCCGAAGATCATGGCCTTATCGTGGACCATGTAACGCTTCACGGAATACTGATCGACTCACGAAGGTTGGATCCCACGCTCATTGGGAACCTGTCGACAGTGGCCATGGGACTTGAGGCCGAGGGATTCACCAAGATCACCACCGCGGGACGCATGCGAGGTAGACACCACATGGCATTTTCAAGGCTCTCGAAACAGGTCTGGATGCACGACTTGTCCAGGCTCCTAACCGTAATGGACTGCTCGTGCGCGAAGATGATTGCGCACCTTTCCGAAACAGAGGAGTGACCCATGTCACAGAACGACGTCTCCCAAACCGTCAACTCGTTCATGCTCCGTAGCGCCCCAACACTGGTCGAGGCCACGCCCATGGGGTACGACATCCTGAAGTCGGTCGCCTCGAACCTTCTCTTCTACCTCAAGACCTCGCGCGAACACGCGGCCTACGCAATGAACTGCAAGTACGGCCACATCTACACCAACGCCTGCATCGTGACCATCATCAACGAGGCGATTGCCGACGAGGTCAACCAGCGTATGCGGATAAGCCAGGTGCGCAGGGAGAAGAAGATCGTGGCGGGTCGCCAGTCTCAGCCGGTGCTGCTGAGCGCATAAGTTTTGTGTCTGATGATCTTGTTTGCACCTAGCTCTTCCCCAATAACGCTGGCAGGAAACTGTTTAGATGGGGGCTCGAGCTTGCCGTGGTGAACGCCGGATGCCACCTCGAGGGATGGCTGGGACACAAGAGAGCGCCCCCATTACGGGGGCGTTTTCATACCGGCTCGTCTGGAGCGAAGGTGGTGACGGCCCCTTCGCCAAGCATGATCTTCACGGCCCTGCCTGCGGCGCCCGGCAGCTCGCCAGAGAAGTCGATGAACGCAGTCTGCCCGTCGCGCATCGCCATCGGGCGGGTGGAGAAGTGGAACTCACGGACGAGGTGCCACTGCCCATCCTTGCCCTGCACTTCAAGCGCCACGGTGCCGAGCTGGATGTGAGCCTGTTTGCAGAAGGCGATCCCATCCTTGTCTGCAGTCTGCGGGGCCTCCCTTACAAGCGCGGCCTTTGGTTTGGTGGTCCTGCAGTCACATGATGTCAAGGCGATAATCCCTATCGTGAGGGCGGCAAGGGCGCGCATCAGCGGGCCACCAGCTTGACTATGCCTATCAGGATGGCCACTGCCCCGCCACCCTCGATCCGGCCTTCCTGCTTCCAGGTCTCCGCGGCCTTCTTCCAGGAGTCAGTGGCGGCCTGCTGTGCCCTGGCCTGGCGAAGCCTCAGCTCAGCGGTCTGCTGCCACTGGTTACGGTCCTCGATGAGGGCTCCATTGATGGCCTCCAGCCCCTTGATCTGGTCGTCCTGCCTGGCGATCTCCACATCCTTGGCCGCATCCAGTTCGATCAGTGCGGCGTGCTCGGGAGTGATTGAAGCCGGCGCCGGCGGAGGCTGGCTGTCGATCACGGCCTGCAGCCGCTTGACCTCAGCCTTGGCTGCGGCCACGGTCTTCTGGTCCTTGGCGTGGGCAGCGGTGAGCTTGGCGACCATGTCGTCCTTGGCCACGGCCTGCCCTTGGCTGACGTCCGCCACACTGGTAGCCGCCTGGGCCACCACGTCCGCCACTACAGCCCTGGTCGTTCGGAAGTGGCCGTAGATAGAGAAGCCGACACAGAGGGCGAGAACTGCGAATGATGCGTAGAAACACATTCTGAGGGTCATTGGGCACCTCCCTCGGGCGTGTCGCCCTTGCCCCCGCGCCACTTGTCCACAGCGGACCATCCGGCGCCGCCAAGACTGACAGAGAGTAGCAGCCACTTGAATGCGTTGACCCACTGGTCGGTGATGGGGCCGCTGTGCATCTCCCGGCTCAGCCAGCAGACACTGGCCAGCACGATCAGCCCGAAGGCCGCCAGCTTCATGTCTCGGGTGGGATCCTTGGAGTTGATCAGTCTGGAGATCAGGCCTTCTTTCTTTTCTTCTGGCATGTATGCCTCCTATTCTGTGAGTTTATGCACCACCTCTATGAACTTGTCCCAGCCGACGAGGCCGCCGTTCACGATCTTGCGTACGCGCTGCCAGTCGTTGTTGTTGGCGGCTGTGTCAGCGTGGTTCTCCTTGAAGTACAGGGCCAGCACGCGGGCGGCCACGGGCGGCACCGCTGCCAGGTCAGGCGTCCCGACCAGGCTCTCCTTCAGCACGTTGCCGAAGTGCTCGTAGTTCACTTTCCAGGTCAGCTGGATGTAGCCGCGCCCGTAGTAGCCGCTCGCCCAGTAGCGGGACTGGAGCCGCCACAGGCTGGGCTGCCTGTTCTCGTCGGCCTTGCGCTCGGTGGCCGGCAGGAACGAGCTGGTCTCCACCGCGACCGTGGCAGCTGCCGCGGCCTGGACATGGGGGGAGTTGATCTTGAACTCCGTCAGGGCTGCGAGGATGAGTGGCCACGCCACTGCTACGTTCTCGGCGGGCGCCCCAGTGGCGGCAACGATCTGGTCAACAGTGAGGTTCGCCATCACAGCCTCCGTGTGAAGAAGGCCCCTGCCGCAGCGGCACAGACCAGGACGATCAGCTGCCAGAATAGCCCCAGCTTGTTCTTCACGGCGGCCTCATGGTCTCCACGCAGCTTATCGACATCGCTTGTGACGTTGGTGTAGTCCTTCTCGTGGCGATCTAGCCGTTCGTTGATCGACCGGATGGAACCCGTCATCTCTCCGATCAGTCGCGCCTCGTCGATGCGAGTGGTCATCAGGATGTCGAGCTTCGTGCCAACCTCTTTCACCTGGTCAGACAACAGCCTGAAGTCACCACGCACAGAATCGACGAAGCTATCGAACTCTCTCACTGCAACGAATTCACCTGGCATGGGCACCTCCACCTACATGGTTGACATCATAACAGCTATCCCACTTTCCATGACACGCCATCGTGGTAGACCGGCGTAATTACTGCCCCACCACCAACGACAGCAGCACCGTAGGTTGGGGCAAGTGCATTGGTAACCATGGCCCGCATACCGGACGAACCGGAAGGGAGGCCCGCGACAGTATAGGTGGAAGTTGTCGCCGTAGTTGCCGTGAGCGCACCCATGGAGACGGTGCCATTCACCGCAAGCCCACCCGTGCCCACAGAAACAAGCCCACCCAAGGGGTTCAGTTGTAGCGGGTAGGCGTTACCGTTCGACGTTCCGTGCTTAACCTGAAGGCTGACAGGATTGCCGTTGCCCACCTCACACGCGATAGCTATTTGCACATGACCGCTGCCCCTGAAGTTAGCAAGCGCGGTAGAGTTCGCGTTGAGGGACGCAGCGCCATAGCCACCATAGGGAATATCCAGGTAGGTGTTGATCTGGGCACTCGCAGCCGTGAGCGCACCGGTTGCAGATATGGAGGCCACGATTGCAGTCCCACCGTCGCAAAACTTGACCCCTCCTGACCCTCCCCCGTAGTTCATGTAGATGGAGTTGGCTCCAGGCGGGGTAAGGATCAAGTTCCCCGTCGCTGACGAAACATAGCCGTTCGTTGTAGTTAGCTGGAGCGCCGTGACCGTCCCCGCGAACGCCATGTTCACTGTCCCGGTCGGGACATACATGATGTAGAGCGTGTTGCCTGGATTGACCAGCGAGAAGTCATAGTACGGTCCGGATTTAGACCACAGCATCAATCCATTTGCAGTGGAGTCGTAGCCGATGGAACCGGCAGCGGGTGGATACGAAGATACCGCTACGGTAGTCGCCGAGAGCGCGCCCATGGCCAGGTTCCCAACCCCCGTGTCCCCGGCCTTGTTGATGGGGGTGAACGGCAGGTCGGCCGCCACGAGCGCTCGCAGCACAGCCACGCCAGACGAGCCGTTGGGGGTGGCGAGGACCAGGTTCTGTGTGCCGGACGGAGACGGTCCTGCCGGGCCGGTAGCCCCGATCTGAAGTTTGATGGCAGCGTTAGTAGCCATGGGTCACCACTTCTCCAGCCACTTGAGACTACATACAGCCACAGCTGTTCCGCCAACTGCCGTGCAAACCAGTGTCATCACGTCTTGGAAATTAAGCAGCCCCGAGTAAGACAGGATCAACTGCTTGATGGTCGAGCTGTTGGTGGATGAGGCCTTAGCACTGGCGCTACCGCTAATCAATCCGGAATCCAACACGGTCCCGCCAGACACTGCCGTCGCACTGCTGTCCACGTCAGCTATGCTGTTGGTGGCATTGAGCGCGGTATAGGATGCACCCGTGAGCGTCGGGTTGAGTACAAGTTCCCAGAAGATGGCGTTCAGTCCGGAGATGTAAATGTCATACTCTGCCAAGGATATCTGCCCCGTGTTGCGCACACTGTTGGGTCCAGTGGTCTTCGCCCTCACGGAGATCACAGGCTTGCGTGCTGCCGATGAGATAGAGAGCCCCGCGGGTCCGTTGTTGTAGCAGTACTGTTTGCCAGCATTGATCTCAGAACCACCGCCCGTGGTGACCGAGGTGCATATATGCCGCAGCGTGGCCGTGCCACTCGCTGTGCCGGTGTTCGTATTCTCAAACCGAACCGGCAGATTTGCGGTGGTCATGTAGACGGTCGAGGCCGCGTTCGCGTTGTTGAAGTAGTGCGCGGGGTAGAATACACCAGCGATATCGAAACCCACACGCACGCGGCCCACGCCCAGCCACTGTAAGTCGATCACCAGAATTTGGGCCTTCGCCCAGTCGATGGTTATGCCAGACGGTCCGGTGCCGTCGAACTTGTCCACGTTCCACGAGGCCTGCGCCACCTTGTTGGCATCGCTGACCGATCCTCCCGCGTAGGTTCGTTGACAGAAGCTGACAGTGCTGCCAGCGAGCTCGAGGAAGATGCCGTTGCTCGCGTCAAACAGTCCGACGCGCCTGGTGTTGTTCGTTACCGTGGCGCCGCCATCCATGCAGAAGGTTGTAAAGACCACTATGCCGTGCCCTGGCGTGTAGCGGTGGAACAGCCGCGTCTGGCGAATGGCTGATGCGGTCGATCCCGTGCCACCCGTGGACATCTGGATCGTGGACTCATTGGGCAGGAAGGTGTTTGCACCGGTGCCTACGAAGGCGGAATCCCATACCGTGGCGTCGTCGCCATACTGCTGTTGTGACGAGAACAGGACCTCGCTCGCGGACACCTTCACGCGTCCGAAGGCCGAGATCGCGCCAGCGTCAGCGAAGACGATTGGGAATGTTGCGCCTGGAAGAACTACGCCCATTAGATGCTCCTTGTCAAGACTGCCGACATAACCATGTTGCCGGAGTAGGTGTAGACGATGGTGCTCTGGGCAAGTACCGTCACGCCATCGCTGTAGAATACCTTCCTCACCTCCTGGGTGCAATGACCTGACGTGTAGGTGTAGTCAATGCTCTTGAGGAGGACCGGACCAGCGATGCTCCAGGATTCCTTGGTGACCACACTGCCGGTCCACGTCACGGCGTAGGTCGTGCTGGGGGACATGGGCTCGCAGTCCAGCAAGAAGTCCAGAAGCGAGGCGTAGCTCGTGGCGGCCGACAGCTGGGACGGGCGGAAGGGCAGGACCATCCCGGTCGTGGTGCTGAGCGCGAACAGGACGGGGTTGGAGTAGTTGCCCACCGTGACCGGCTCAGTGGCGGTGATGGCGCCAGCTGAGGAATCGGACACGAAGTAGTACTGCCCGGCCGTGAGCCCGGACAGGCCGGTGATCAGCCCCAGCAGGCACACGCTGAAGTTATCGACCCCAATGTAGTACACCAGGCCGATCCCCAGGGTGGTGGCAGCATTGGCCTCGGCCAGAGCCCAGGCTGAACCAGTGAAGTAGACCACCTTGCCCGTGGTGAACCCATGCGCTACCTGGTGGACGGCCACATACAGGCCGTCGTTGGTGGCCTCAGCTACGAGGCCACTGGTTCCGATGGATAGCGCTTTCTGGATCACTACGCCCTCACGATTCCGGGCGCCTCGTCAAAGTTCACAGTGACGTAGGAGCCGCTCACTGCCGCGATCCACCCGAGCTGCTGGAGGAAGTTCCCAGTGGCGGCGGGCGGTGTCTTGGTGATGGTGCCAGCGGTGCTCAGGAACACGGGGGCGCCAGCGTCGGCCACAGTGAAGGACCCCAGGGGGATGAGGTTGTTGGCGCCAGTGAGGTAGACCAGCGCGGTGCCGGCGATTGACACTCCCGCCAGGACGTAACCCTGGGCAGGCTTGGTAGCGTCCGTGCAGTCAGCCTTGCGGACATTGACGGCGCCGGTGTTGTTCCAGAAGCTGACGAACATCCCGGCAGTCAGGGTGTCGGACGACGGGCACGACACAGTGTCCGGGCCGATGCCGGTGGGCATCATGGTTAGGTCGATCTGACCCACGCCGTTGAGGGCGACGGTCGCGCCCGCGCTACCAGCCCCCGCGCTGGCGGCGAGGGGAGTGTACTCGGCCTCCAGGCCGTTTGATCCTACGACTAAGAGCTTTTGGATAGCCATGGCTGCCTCCTATAGGGCGATGGGCTGGGTTGGAGTGAAGACGAAGTGGGTGCTGTCGATCTGCCGGGCGATGATTACCAGCCAAACATCACCGGCGGCTGCTGTTGGAACGACAGACGTAAGGGTTCCCGTCTGGCTCAAGAAGTATAGCGCGCCCGCCGGCAGGGCAAGTGGGGTCGTGTAAACCAGTTGGGATTCCGTGGCCACCGGGACGACCGCCGCCGCCACGCCGCTCTCCAGGGTAAGACCATCAACGAATGGCGGCGCCACGTCCAGGCTGGTCACATGCTGGGCCACGCTGAGCACGAGCTGGTAGGGCTGGTTGGTGGCGAAAGTATTGCCAAGCGTGGCGGTGTAGCTTATCGTTGGGTTGGTTGATCTTACGAATACACCGACCCCCGTGCCCACATACTCCACCATGGTCAGGTGGTAGTAGCTCAGGGGCGCGCCGCCCTGGATGCCCGTCAGGGAGTTGTGGTCGGTGGGTGACGGGCTGCCGCCACTGCCCCCGCTACTGGCCGCCAGGGAGGCCACAGGGGACCCGCCGAGGAGCGGGACGGTCTTCGTGGGGCTCGTAGGTCCCTTCGCTTCAACGGCATCCCAAAGGCGGTTTAGCGCCACGTGGAGGGACACGATGCTGGTGTCGGTGGGGAGGTGCCGGCGGAAGACTACCATACTTCCCTCAGGATCGGGTTGCGCTTGCGATAGATCTTCATCCAGTCGAGCAGGAGGGCATTCTTTTCCTTGGCTTCCGCGGTGTAGCCAGAACCCTCGCGCCCTCCGATGTAGTCCTCCATGAGATCCCGCTGACGATCTGTGGCGGCACGATACGCCTGGCGCCAGATGGTCTTGTTCTTGTCTTCGGCGCTACGCAGCATGACGATGAGTGGATTACGGAGTTGCCCGGTGGCTGGGTTGAAGTAGGATCTAATGATGCGCTTGTACTCGCTGGACGTGATGGTCCCATCGTCCTGGAGTTTCTGCAGTTTTGTTGAGTCCAGATTCTCGATAAGGTCCTGCTTGGCGGCCGCAATGTGATCGGCCTCGATCTCCGTATGCCCAGAGGTATGCCCGGCGATCTTGCCAACCATGGCGTCGTACGCGAGTCTCTCGGCCTCTGTGTCAAGAGTGAAGCTGATGGGTAACGAGCGCGAGCCCGAAAGGCCCATTGCCAGGCGAGTGTAATCGCCGCTTTCCTTGCCTTTTGAGAAACCGCGCTCCGTAAGTGGAAGCTTGCTTGATACAACATAGGCAAACGATCTGGAGAAGGCGCGCGCGTTGTCCCGCATGAAGCCATCCCCTTCGTGGACCGCCGTCGCCTTGTTGAAGGCTTTCCCCCACCCGGTATTGGCCATCGACCCCGTAAGTGCCAGAGGGCGACCCATGGGATCGTGCCCGGTGGTAACCGCCTGGATAGATGACGACACGCCGGAGGACTTGCTCTTGTAGAACTCGGCCAACCTGTTCATCTGCACTTCATAGTTGAACAGAACGCTGGGGTGGATGCTGAGGTGAAAGGCGGGGTTGATGATGTCGGGTAGATAGTGTGCCCCAATGGGTACGTATCTTTGGGGGCGCATCACGGATGGAACGTCCCGGCCAAGCTGGGGGGCCATTGACTCGAAGGCGGTGTGCCTCATCGAGTCCCATATCCCCATCCCCTCTGGAGGGGCAGTAGTTGCCAGTCCACCCCAGGTTGCCCCAAGCAG